CTCAGACAACCCAACCAGAAAGGCAAGCCATGAACGCATCACGAATCACCAAGGTCATCATCGCCGCAGCGTTGTCCATCGGGACACTCGCCGCCGTAGCTCCTGTCGCGTCGGCCTCGCCGGCGACGGCATCCCCCAACGTCACACTCATCTGCACCAGCGCCGCCGGGCTCGACTACGCACTGCAGCTCGCTCTTGACACCTCCGAGTCGCCCGGCTCAGTCCGGGCGATGACAGCGATGGCCGAGACCTATGGCTACGCCTCCGGATATGAGGGCGGATTGTGGCTCACGCTGGACCGCAAGCTCACAGTGGCACTCGGCGGCGTCTCAACAGCAGCGTCGCTCCGCCCGCTCAACGCGGCCTTCGGTGCGGTAGCCGGCGCGTGTAAGTCGCACGCCGCTCCGATCGTCCTCGTGACCTTGACGATGCCCTCGTGAACGCGCTCACCTCCTCCCTGGCGCTGACGGCGCTGCTCAAGAAGATCGTGGAGCCCTGCGATGGCTGAGGACAAAGGCCACGAGGTGCTTGAGCAGGCACTCAAGGCAGCAGTCGAGGCCAACTCGAAGCTCGCCGAGCAGATCACGACGCAGCGCAAAGAGATCGAGCGCCTACGTTCCCTGACATGGGCGTAGAGTGACCCCGTGACGCTCTCGATCGTGCCGAACGTTCGCGAACCTGAGAATGACGAAAGCGCTGGTGAACTGGAGCCGATACGGTCGGCGCTTGACGAACAGGCCCTCACGCTGCGCCGACAGTCCCTGAGCTTCCGCAGCATCGCCGTCGAGATGGAGTGCAGTACGTCGACGGCCTATGCGCGCGTCCGCCGAGCGCTCCGCAAAGAGTCGGGCGAATCGCCCGAAGAGGTCCGCAGTATCCTGTCAGCGCAGCTAGATGAGGTGATCCTGCGGATGCGCTCGATCCTCGTGAGCAGGGAAGCGACACATGGCGCGGCAACGCGGGCGGCTGAGCAGATCGTGTCCGCAGCCAAGGCCAAGGCTCGCCTAGTTGGTGCTGAGGCTCCTAGCAGGCAGATCATCAAGCTCAACTACGTCAGCGAGGAAGCCCTGGCAGAGGAGCGCGAGCAGCTCGAAGCAACGCTCGTGGCGATGGGCGTCGACCTCTCAGCCTTCCCGACGCCTGAGGAGATCGCGCAGAAGTTGCTCGCATCGAGGCCCGCGTTGAACGCCGGGCCGCCGATTGACTCTGGTAATACCAGCGAGTAAGGTAATACCCATGGAACCAGATCAGATGTGTGCCATTGGCGGCTGTCCGGAGTGGTTCACCGAGTCCGACGCCATGAAGGAGTACCTGTGCGCCAGCCAGTCGTCACCCTTAGATTAGATCCCGCTGCTTGGGCGGAAGTGAAGGAGCACGCTAAGGAGCGCGGTATCACCGCCGGCGCCTGGGTGCGGCGAGTGATCGAGCGTGGGCTCGCTTACGAAAGAGCCAAGGGAGGCAAGTCGTGAGCGTGAGCCAACCGGGCGAGTTTGACGTCATACCCTTCGCCGAACTGATGGACCGGATGCAGTTCACGGGCGCCGAAGTGTCCGCTCTGATGCTTTCGGGCGAGCTTGCTAGTCTGCTCTACAAGATCTGCGGCGATGGTCCGAGCGCCGTGAGCGACTGGAATGAGTTTGCTCTCCACCTACACGCGATCCAACGAGCCATCGGTGCGCAGATCGGCGCTCGGCTCTTCCCTGCGCTGCTGCGTCCTCTCGGGGGCGACACACTCCCCTCTAAGCCGTGATCCCGTCGGCTGAAGCCGAGGAGCTAGTCCAGCGCCTTCTACTCGTCAGAGGGCGCCAGGGAGCCGTACAGGCGGCTCAGACAGCCCCGAGGCCCGACGTCTGGACTCCCCTACCTCACCAACGCCCGCCGGCGGATGACGACTGGGATCTGTGGCTCTTACTGGGAGGTCGCGGGTGCGGGAAGACCGACAGTCTCGCCGCCTACGTCAACGACCACTGCTCCGGCCCGCCGTGCATGCGAGGGATGCGACCGCACCGCATCGCGATCGTGGCCCCGACTCTTGGCGACGCCTCGGAATCCTGTGTGGAAGGCCCGAGCGGTCTCAAGGCTCACGACTCTGACGTGAAGGCGCTGCAACACCGAGGCGGGTCGTTCGTGCGCTGGCCGAACGGGTCGCAAGCCGTCTTGCTCGGCGCCGACACGCCATCAAGTCCCGACCGCCTGAGAGCAAACGGGAACCTCTGTCTTGTCTGGATGGAAGAATGGGCCGCCCAGCGTCACATGCAGGGCGTTTATAACATGGCCCGCCTCGGTCTGAGACTCGGCCGGCATCCTCGCATCGTCGCATCGACAACTCCGCGAAACCGTCCACTCCTGCGCCGGGTGCTGAAAGACCCTCACACCCGCGCCACGTACGCTACAACGGACGATAATCCCTACCTGGGCGAAGAGTACCGCCGGCGCCTGCACACGACCTACGACGGGACACGGCTAGGCAGGCAGGAGATTCTCGGAGAGCTGCTGGAGGACGTCGAGGGTGCGCTCTGGGACTACGAACTGATCGAGGTCAACCGGCGCAGCCTCGAAGAACTCCCGCGCCTCGTGCGCTGCGTCGTGAACGTCGACCCGAGCTGGGGAACCACTCACGACGAGTGCGGCATCATCGTCACCGCTCTAGGGGCAGACTCACACTGCTACGTCCTTGCCGACCTGAGCCTGAGAGCGACCCCTTCGGAATGGGGACGCGTGGCAGGGATCGCGTACCGCGACGGCGTGCCGGGCTTCATGGCGAAGATGGACCGGATCAACGCGGAGCGGAACTTCCAGGGCGAGCAGGTAAGGCTCGTCATGAAGACCGTCTCAGATGAGCTCGGCGTGCCGATCGTGTTCAAGCTCATCACCGCGAGCCTCGGCAAGCGCCTGCGCGCCGAACCCGTCCAGGCTCTCTACCAGCAGGGCAGGGTGCACCACGTCGGGGTGCTCCAGGGGCTTGAGACGCAGATGACCACCTGGGTCCCGCCCGAGTCCTCCGGCGAGTCCGAGGCCGAGGTACGTCAAGAGCGTATGATCTCCCGTGGCATGGCCGACGAAGAGGCGAACGCCGAAGATACCCCCGCAGCGTCCGAGTGGTCACCAGACCGCATCGACGCGCTGGTGTTCGGCGTCACGGACCTTCTGCTCGGGGAGTCACGTATCGGAGCGATCGAAGTGGCTGAGGGGCGCGTGCAACTGGGCAGGATGGCCGACCCCGGTTCGCTCGCAAACCTGCCGCCGAGACTGCGCCGCCTGGCCCAGCAGCAGCTTCGGAGAGGCTGACTTTACAGTGAGAGTGGACTAGCGTAAGCTATCTACCAACCAGAGGAGGCCCGACATGGCCCGTATCAACGCCCATAGCACGACGGCTCCAAGGCTGGGTGCCTATCGGGACTGCGACGCCACGGATGGGGGGAGCGAGTGAGTGCGCCCCCGCTTGGCGCGGACACTGGCGGTCCTGGCGCTGCTGTTCCTGGCCGCTGGCTTGGTGTCAACACCCGGAGCGAGGACCGACGGAAGGACGACCGCGGCGGATATCGCGTCCCGGGCTATCGTCCGTCCATCGTTGTCAGGCACGAGTTCCGCAGCGGCAAAGAGCGCCGCAGTCGCCCTTACTGCGCCGGATGCTCCCAGGGACGCCGGGACCGGAATGGCTCGGGGTGCGCGTCCACGCCCTGCCGTCGTGGTTGCGACAAACCGCCGAGCCAGTGTGGGGAATACGGCGGTCCCATCAACCGTGGCAAGCCGAACGGCATTCTGCGACTGCCGTTGTCACGACACCATCGACTCGCGCCGACCATCGACGACGACACCGCCGACTTCGTCCGTTCCATCCTCCAAGCCGAAATCGACCGCGACCTCCTCGCCCGCGCCCAGCACCCCAGTTACCGACGCGACGAGCACGAACACGCCGGACTGGAACTGCATCGCCGCTCACGAATCAGGTGGGTCTTACACGATTGGTGGCGCCGAGCCATATGGCGGGAAATACCAGTTCAGCCTCGAAACGTGGCGAGCCCTGGGCTTTCCTGGGGTTCCGAACACGTCACCCCCGTGGATGCAAGACCAGGCGGCGCTGGCTCTCTACCACTGGGACCTGATCCACACGTACAGCCCGTGGAGCGCGTGGGAGACCGCTCCCATGTGCGGATTGTGAAGGAGGCGACCGGAGGCGCACCTCCCCGATCTGCTTGACGACTAGACGCCATCGAAGCACGAGCCGAAGCGGCACCGTGTCTCGGGACCGGATGTGGTATCAATCAGTGCCTCGCGAACGACGTGGAAAATCGGTTGAGACACACTCCTGACGAGTGGCGAACGACCCCACGCTGGGTCAAGCCAGGGGTGAACGCGACCTGGTGGCGACGCCGACTTCATCGCCGCACGCCCGTGAAGGACCGACATCCCGGCCCTCGTTGCCGAGCTACGTGCTGCCAGGGAAGTGGTGGAGGCAGCGGCGCAGCCGAATCGCCGCACGCCCGCGCAGGCCCTCGTTCGAGCTACGCTGATGGTGGAGGCATGCGACTCTGGCGGTTCGACGCTTATGCCCTCGGACCAGGGACGACATGTGACTGCGGACGGGATGATCTGGCCGCCGCCCTCGCTGCCTACCGAGCCGTTGTAGGGGAGGCGTGATGGACTGGAAGCAGCCGAACGTCACATGGCAGTCGCAAGGGGCCTGCAAGGGTTCCGACCCGGACCAGTACTTCCCCCACCCGTACGTCAGTCACGCCCAGATCGTGAGTATCCGCGCGATGTGCGAAGCCTGCCCGGTACGTCGAGAGTGTGCCGACTGGGGCATCCACCACGAGCAGCTCGGTATCTGGGGCGGCACGACCGACCGCCAGCGACGCGAGATTCGCCGCAAGCTCGGCATCATCCTCGATACGCCGAAGACGGAGAGGCTGTACAACCGCAGGTCGGCCTAGCGTCAAGACACCTATCCTGAGCGTGGATTAGAACCCGCGAGCAGGAAGGGGCGCCCTGGTGCGTTCTACAGGGGCCGTCATAGACGCCCCGGAGATCCTTCACCGCGACCTCCTCCCCGTCGACGTGTCGATGGGAGAGCGAGTCATCGCTATCCGAGCGCGCGCGTTCGTCACCTCCCGCCGCCTGCTTGTCTACGCGGCCGACCCGATCCGACTCGTGTTCGAGGTTGAGCTAGAGCGGGCCCCTGAGCGCAACCGGGGAACCCTGCAAGGCGCGCTCGACGTCTACACCGTCGACGGGCTCGTGTGGCTCAACCGGAGTCACGGGTGCGCCTGCGGTTCGTATCTCCGCGCGATAGACGCGCCCGTCCCGTGGTGATGGAACCGGCCGGGGCGTTCCCTGGCCTACCTCACGGCTGGTGGAGGGCATATCCGCGAGTAGGCCGGGCCCGTCAGTCACCCCTGGACATCTGCGACCCCTGCGGCCACGTCCGAGCGCTGCACGGCGGCGACTGCTTCGCTTCGTCGACCAAACTGATCGGTGAGCCGGACCCATGCCGGTGCACCAACCACAACGCGTCGGACCAGTACCGCAGGCCGGGGGCGAAGTGATCGCCGTCACGAGTCCTCTGGGCCTAGCGATTACCGCCGGCGCTTGCTGGCGCCTCGTGAAACTCGCGACCTCGGACGCCATCCTCGACAGGCCGCGGAAATGGACGCGCAGATGGCACAGCGTCTTCCTGTTCGTTACCTGTCCCTGGTGCCTCGGGGTATGGATCGCGGGCGGCGTCATCGCGCTCGACGAGCTCTGTTGGTCCTGGTGGGCCTGGGTTGCCTCCGTGCTCGCCCTATCTGCCGTGGCCGCGTTCATGACTGAGAAGTCCTGATGGCGACTCATATCGCACGACGCGTCGCCACGATGGACGACCTCACTCAGGCTGGCGACTACTGCGGTCCCGAGCCGATCACCTACGGCGAGAACGACCACCGGACACAGGTCTGGTTCTTGTTGCCGCTCCATATCGGGAAAGACCGATATGACCACGAAGCGAGCCCTGGCAGCGGCTTGCACGGGGTCAGTTCGCCGCCTTGGACATTCCGCGAGTGCCCGGACGGCTCGCTGGAGATCCGGGCCTCAATCGCCTGCGGACGCCATGACGGCGAGTACTTCCACGGCTGGCTCAACGAGCACAACGAGTGGACCTACTGATGGCGCGCCTGTCCTTCCTCCAGCACCGCCGCGCGCAGCGCATGGAGCAGACGTTCCCCTACCAGGCCGGCGTAGTCGCTTCTGCCGCCACGCTGAACCTCGCGAGCAGGTCAGAGGCCCGACGGGTCCGGATGCTGCGCCAGGGCTGGCAAGAGGACGCGATGGCCTACGCCGACGCGATCGGCGAGATCCAGTTCGCCCACCTGTTCATCCGCAACTGCGCGAGCCGAATGCGTATCTACCCCGCCGCCTACCCCGTGGGAACCTTCGACGCAGAACCGGTGCCGATTGACGACCCGGCCGCAGCCATGCCTCCGCAGGTCATCGTCGCTGCCAACGCTGCTATGGCAGCTCTCGGATCGGGCAGGGTGGCGATGGCGAACCTCATGGGGATGCTGTCGTGGAACTTCTCAGTGGTCGGCGAGGCGTTCCTCCACGGCGCCACGAACCCCGGCTCAGGGATCGAGACCTGGACGCTGCGCTCCATCGACGAGATGATGGTCCGCGACGACCAGTACTGGCTCCGCGAGGTCCCGCTGGACCCTCAAGGCGTGTTCGGCTGGGTGCAACTGGACCCCGGGCTCAACTACGTCGCGCGGCTGTGGACGCCTCACCCGCGCTTCAAGCTGCTCGCGACCTCCTCGATGCGGGGCATCCTCGACTCGGCCGAAGAGCTGATGATCCTGTCTCGGGCGATGCGAGGTGCTGCGCGCTCCCGTCTCGCCACCGCCGGCGTGCTGAAGGTCCCGAACGGTCTGGAAGCGTTCTCACCGACTGACGACAACCCGGACCCGCAGGCCAGCCCCTTCATGGGTGTGTTTGCCAACGCGATGATGGCCCCGATCGCAGACGAAGGCGTCGCCTCCGCTGTCGTGCCGATCGTCGTCCGTGGTGAGATTGAGGCGCTGAACGCGCTGCAGCACATCTCGATGGACCGACCGCTAGACCCGATCATGGCCGCCCAGCGTCAGGAACTAATCGGCCGCATCGCCACTGGCCTTGATCTGCCGAAGGAAGTCCTGCTCGGGATTTCAGATCTCAACCACTGGAGCGCCTGGGCAGTAGATGACAACTCGTTCAGGCATCACATCGAACCGCACGTCGTCAACTGCGTCGACGCCCTCACCGTCGGCTACCTGCGGATGGCGCTCGCGACGTCGTCAACTGCGTCGGCATCGCTACCTGCGGATGGCGCTCGCGATCGAAGGCATCGACCCAGCGCTTTGCACGGATTGTGTGCTGGTATGACCCGACTGAGCTACTGACCCACCCGGACCGGACCCAGGATGCGCTCGCGTTGTACGGGTTGAAAGAGATCTCAGGTGAGACTCTTCGGCGCGTGACAGGGTTCAACGAGGACGACAAGCCGTCTGACATCGAGGTCGTCCAGCGCCTCATCTCCGCTGAGCGCACCTGGCCGCCCAACGCTGCTCTCGCTATCCTCGCCCGCCTTGACCCGTCGTTGAGTTTCCCAGCGATCACAACCGCCGGCACGTTCCCTGGCATCAAGGCCGGAGGGATCGAAGAAGCCGCGCCGCTCCCGCTTGTCCCGGGGTCGACGCCAGGAACACCCGCGCTCGCTGGGCTTCCTCCCTCTCCGAGCGCGGGTGCTCCGTCCGTAGAGCCGAACACCACGCCTCCACCGCCTGCAGGGCCTCCGAAAGGCCCGGGTGGGATCACAGCGAGCGCATCGAACGCCGCACGCCTCTCCCGTCGCCTGCAGACGATCGACGCCGACCTCCGCACCCGATTGCAGGTAGCGGCCAACGCCGCGGTCGCAAGGGTCCTCGACAGGGCCGGAGCGAAGCTGCGCACGAGCGTCAAGCGCGACGCTCGCCTCTCCCGGGCTATCTCAGAGGTCGACAACCGTCACGTCGCACACCAGCTCGGCCAGGGAGTAGTAGAGGCGCTGGGAGTCTCCGCACCTGAGCTACTGACGACCGACTGGAGCGACCTCGCGGTCAGCTATCGAGCGTGGACCCAGAGCGCCATCCTTGCGACTGTTTCCGCTGCCTCTCAGATCGTCTCAGACGCTCCGGACTCAGTAGCCGCGCTGAAGCTACGCGCGAAGCTTGAAGCGCAAGCACAAGCCGCCTGGAGGGTCCTAGAGACAGCCGTAGCGGCGCGCACCGCTCAACTGCTCTACCAGCCCGATCCGACGCTTGACCAGCCCTACGGCAACGCCGTCTCCCCCGACTCGCTCGTGCCGGCGTCAATGACTCGCGCCGTTCTTGCTGTGATCGGCGGGACCGCGACCGTTGGCGCTATCTCTCAGATGGCAAACGGGACCGCACCAGCATCCGAGCCGATGGGCCAGATCGGGACCGGCGACGCAGTAGCGAGCTACCTCACAGATCAAGGAGCTGAGCAGGCAGGTTACGAATGGGTCCACGGATCCCCGATGCTGCCTTTCGAGCCGCACGAAGACCTCGACGGCTACCAGTTCACCGACTGGGACGACGACGGCCTCGCGAACACGGGCGACTGGCCTGATGGGGACTACTTCTTCCCTGGTGATCACCAGGGGGATACGTGTGACGCGATGGTGCTCTGGGAGCCTGGTGAGACGGGCGTCGAGTCCGATGGCGGCGACATCACCCTGAACGACGTGGGCCAGGAGCCGGTTGTCCGCGACGCCGATAAGAACGTCGTGATCCCCGAAGGCTCGCGCCTGCCGGGAGCGCAGTACCCGATCGGTCAAGGACCGGAGGGCTGACCGTGATAGTCAAGTCAGGCACACTGGAGGCATCATGACCGAACCTCGCACCCGCGCCGAACTGATCGCGGAGTTCTTCGCGCGTCGGCCGATCACCGCTGCGGTACCGCCGGTACCGCCTGGCAAGTTGCCTGATGGTGCAGACGCGCCCCCCGCGAAGCCAGCGCCGACAGACCCCGATGCGAAGGCGGCCGTATCCGCCGACGCTGACGTGACGACGGCGCTTGCTACTGTCCGCACAGCGGTAGAAGCCGCCATCGCAGCGCAGGCGAAAGACCCAGAGGCCACCACTGATCCGAACGACCAGAAAGTCAACACCGATCTCCAGGCTCTGCTTGCGGCTCTCGAAGCCGTCGAGACCTCTCAAGCAGCAGACAGCGATGCAGGCCCGCAACCGAAGACGCCTCCTGCGCCTGCGAAGCCTGCGCCCAAGGCTCCGTTCCCTCCGAAGGCCGCGCCACCCGTAGCAGCAGCGTCGAATAGGTTCGCCGGCCCCGTTACGCCAGTAGGGGACACCCCACCTCCCGTGCAGCAGGGTGGGACGAACGCAGGCGCCTCAGGAGACGTTGACCCCAGCGCTCTGTGCAAGGAGTGCGGCCACCTCGCAGCCTCGCACGCTGACACGGCCAGAAGGGGCCAACACCGGCGCCTGTGCCATGAACGGCTGCGCCTGCGCCTCGACCGTCGTCCCCGACGGCGAGAACCTTGACGGCCCACCCGACAACCCTGGTCAGACGCCATCCGGGCAGCTCGCCATCAGCCAGGCCGAGCGCGATGCCGCGGCCAAGGCAGGGACGGCAATGCCAGACGGTTCCTACCCTGTTCGCAACCCCGGTGAGCTTGACAAGGCGATCTCCGCCGTAGGGCGTGGCGGGGCCGATCACGACAAGATCCGCCGCCACGTCATCAAGCGGGCCAAAGCGCTCGGCTCACCTGGGAAGATTCCCGACAACTGGAATGGTGACGGCTCGCTCAAGTCCGCTGCACAGGGACGCGTCACGACGACGGTCATCCGGCCCGACGGCACGATTGAGCACCGCTCAGCGTTCGAGGACCTCGCGCCCCTTGATCCGAACCTTGACCTGCCAAAGCTCCTAGCACCGGTGGCCGCTGTCGCCCCGGCTCCGGTAGCTGAAGGCGCGGCCCCGCCGGAGACCTCGACGACCGATCAGACGGCTCCGATGCTCCCAGGCGGGCAGGCGATCGGCGCAGCCTTCACGATCCCGGTCGGCATCATCGAGGGACTACAGACTTCGGACGGGCGCATGATCCAGCCGAACGCTCTGACGTGGCGCGAGCCTCCGTTGCCCCTGATGGCGATGCTCACCAGCTCGCACGGGAACGACTCGATGGCCGATGCCGCTGTCCTTGTTGGGCGCGTTGAGTCGATAGCACGGGACGGGGCGAACATCACCGCCGCCGGCCACCTGCTCACGAACAAGGACGCGATCCAGTTCGCCACCGACCTCGAGCAGATGGGCCAGTTCGGAGTCTCGGCCGATGTCGGCGACGTGACCTCGATCGAGTCCATGCCGGAGCCGGTCGTCTCACCGCAGGGAGTGATGACCTTCGACCCCGCCGCCATGCCGATCGAGACGCTGACCTCTGGCGTGCTCATGGGATTCACTGCTTGTCCCCTTCCCCGCCTTCCCCGGCTGCTACATCATCCTCGGGGACGGACAGGACACCGAGCCGATCCCGATGAAGGCTCCGACCGCTGACCAGGCTCGCATCGGCCTGCACGTTCTCACGACCGAGGAATGCGAGCCTTGCGCAGCTGGCGTCGAGTCGATCGCCGCCTCTGCCTCTCCGCTCGCTCCACCTCTGGCATGGTTCGAGACTCCCGAGCCCGACGAACTGACGCCGCTGACCGTGTTCGAGGACGGGAGAGTCTTCGGCCACCTCGCGGGATGGAGCCAGTGCCACGTCGGCAGGGGCGGATGTCTGACGCCGCCAGCTGACAGAGCGGGGTACGCGTACTTCCTCACGGGGTACGTGCTCTGTGCCGATGGGTCAGAAGTCCCGACAGGGACGATCACGATCGACGCCATGCACGCTCCGGGGTCCTTCTCCCTGCAAGCGGCGATGGCGCACTACGACAACACCGCTACGGGAGTCGCCGCGGTGACGATCAAGAACGGCAAGATCGGGCCCTGGTACTGCGGGGCGATGTTCCCTGGCGCTACGGCGGAGCAGTTCCACCGGTTGCGGGCGAACCCGCCTTCGGGCGACTGGAGACCTCTAGGACGCGGGCAGCACGCGCTCTGCGCCATGCTCGCCGTCAACTCTCAAGGCTTCCCGATCCCGCGTGCGACCGTGAAGAACGGGAAGATGCTGAGCCTCGTCGCGGCAGGGGCGCCGGAGATGTACGCGCTGGCCCACCCCGAAGTACCGTTGACGGAGGAACAGCGTATGGAGCGCATCGAGTCGATGATGTCGCACTTGGCACCAATGGCAGTGGCCGGGCTCCGCGCTCGGTTCCAACGAGCAAGGGGAAGATAATGGCACTAGAAGACAGGGCAGAGGAACTTCTGAACATCCTGTACAACCAGGGACAGCTTGACGTCGAGTCGATCACCACGCCGGCCACCGGCTCGGCAGCCGTGGCGATCTCGACGCCGGACGCGCACTCGGTCACAGTGCTCACGCTCTCGGGCGCGACGCCGGTCCTGACCCTCGGCGCTCCGAAGAACATCGGGCAGCGCAAGACGGTCTACTTGATCCAGGACGTAGTTGGGTCACGTATCCCGACCTGGGCCGTAGCCTCCGGCTCGCTGACCTGGCTCGCGGGCGCGGCCCCGACGCTTCAGACAGTCGCAGGCTCGATTGACAAGGTGAACTTCGAGTCGGTCGACGGCACGAACTGGCTCGGCACCGGTTCGAGCCAGCCGGGCACGTCGGGGGTCTTCACGACCTTCGCTGCATCGGGCAACGCAACCGTCGGTGGCACGCTCGGCGTCACAGGGGCAACGTCGGTCCACAACTTCGGCATGGGTGGCAAGGCTGCCGTCGGCATGGCGACGACCTACACGCAGACATACTCCACGGCTGCGCGCGTGATCCCGGCAGCGACCGCGGCTGCAGTGACCGCCACCTCGTCCCAGAACGGCACGACAGCCGCCGTTGACCTGCCCACGTCCGAGGCGTTGGCGAATGCCCTCAAGGTCAGCTACAACGCTGCTCAGGTGGACATCGCCGCGCTGTGCGTGAGCAACACGGCTCTGATCGCCGACGTACTGGCGCTCAAGAAGCTGATCGTCGCGCTCGTGCAGGACATCACCGCCGTTGGGATCGCAACCTAGTTCGTAAGGGATACGGCGCACGCGCTCCGGCTCGCTCTCCCCACCAGGGCGGCCGGAGCGTTTGCGCGTCTAGAGTGAAGTTGTTCGCCTGTGGCCGAGTGGCCGATGGCGCCCTGAACCGGCAGGGGTAGCCCGCTGCCTGATAAGCAACGTCGTCCCGGTTCGCCGGGTGTACTGGGGAGGACGGGCGGGCTCGGGGGTTCAAATCCCCCCAGGCGAACATCGACAGTCTGGCGTCTTACCACGAGCCATCACAGCCAACGTCGGGCTCGCGCCCGGTTCACTCGGGGTAACCAATCCCCGTCGCCACCTGAATATCGCAGGAGGGAGTGTGGGAGCCAGACGGTCGTCCCCGCTTCGGGCGCTCAGCGAGCCAGGTCTCGATCGTGGCGCGCTGCCACCAAGGGGTCGTCCCGAGGTAGCCGTCCGGCGGAGGGATCGAACCGCGGAGGCGGTACTGCCTGATGGACGCGACGGTGACCCCCGCCAGGGAGGCCACGTCGGTCGTCGTGAGCTGGTCAGTCAGTTGTCATATCTACATTATACGCCCCTCACTAATCGGATGTCTACATTTTTCTTCAGATTCTTTTGCGAGCCAGTCAAGACAGGTAATCTCGCCTCAGTAAGTCCGTCGCCGTAGAGCGACTCCCGAAGGATTCCGAGCGCAGGTCATAGCACCGGCAAGGGGTCCGAATAGAAAACCGCGCACGAGGAGTCGCAACGATGGACCGGATTACCGAGCTATTAGCGTCACTGCAGTCGATCACGCCCGAAGAGCTCGAAGAGCTGCAGGGCCTCATCGATGCCGAGTTCGACCGCCTGGCGGGCGAGCCCGAGTCAGTCGAGACAGTCTCCGCTCTCGGCCAAGTGGTCGACGGCGCCGAGCTGGCTGCCGCTGAAGTCACGCGGCGCGCAGAGGTGGCCGCACAGACCTCCGCTGCAGCAGAGGAGCTTCGCAGCCGCATGAAGCTGCTCAAGACCCCCGCCGAAGAGGCAGAGGCAGAGACGCCCACCAACGACGGAGCGCCCGAGGGCGTTCCCACTGGTGAGAAGACCCCAGAGGTCAACGCCGAGCAGGTGCCCATCGCGGCATCCGGCAGAGTCCTCAAGATGGCGGCGGCGATGTCGAAGCCGACCCAGCGCCCAGGCGTCACGCCTTCGGGCCGCGCGGTCATCACGGCATCGAACCTCCCGAACGTTCCTCGCAACGAGGTCATCGAGTCCCGCGAGCAGCTCGCCGAGGGCATGTGCGAGCTTCTACAGCGGATGGACCGGCACGCCAGCGGCGGGAGCCGCACGGTCGTCGCCTCCGCCCGGTGGAAGGACCAGTATCCCGAGTCCCGGCGCTTGAGCGAGCGCAACTCGGCTGAGGCCAACATGCGGATCCTCGAAAGCGTCGTCAGTCAAGGCGCGGTCACGGCATCCGGTGGCGTGTGCCTCCCCGTGAACGTGGACTACAGCGTCCCGACGTGGGCGACTGCCGACCGACCCCTGCGAGACGGCCTGCCGTCCTTCCAGGCTGACCGCGGCGGTATCCGCTACGTCTCCCCGCCCGACATCTCGGCGCTCGCAGGAGCGACAGCGGTGTGGACAGAGGCGACGGACGCGAGCCCGGGCAGCGCGACCAAGCCGGTGCTCACGGTCGTTTGTGGCTCTGAGCAGCTGGTGTACGTCGACGCAGTCCCGACCCGGCTGCAGTTCGGCAACATGCAGGGACGGTTCGCCCCCGAGCAGATCGCGGCGAACACCGACCTGTCGGTTGCTGCGGCTGCAAGGATCGCCGAGCTCAACCTGCTCGCCAAGATCGACGCGGCCTCCACGAAGGTCACGACCGCGGCATACCTCGGGGCTACCCGAGACCTGCTTGCGGCGATGGACCTCGCGGCCGCCGGGTACAGGTATCGGCACCGTATTCCGCGGGCCACGGGCCTGACCGTGATCCTGCCCGACTGGGCGCACGACTTCCTGCGTGCGGACATCGCGCGTGAGCTGGCGCACGACACCAACGGGCGCGACCCGCTGGCGCTGACCGACTCGGACGTTGACGGGTTCCTCTCGGCGAGAGGGTTCAGCCCGATCTACATGCTCGACGGTTCGCCGCTCAATGCCTTTGGCGGGAACTCCCTGTTCCAGGGCTTCGGGACGCAGAGCGCGGCAGCGATCAACGGCTGGCCCGTGACGCTGATCTGGCGCATGTTCGTAGAGGGAACGTTCCAGTTCCTCGACGGCGGGCGCTTGGACCTCGGCGTAGTGCGAGACGCCACGCTCGATGCCACGAACGACTACGAGCTCTTCGTGGAGCCGTTCGAGGGCGTCGCGTTCCGAGGGATCGAGTCGATCACCTTCACGTCGACACTGCTCGCCAACGGTGCTTCGGCCGGGACAATCGCCCCGTCGAACCTCGCGGAATAAGCAGGTCACACGGGAGAATCGAGGCCCTGAATGGCCCGCCTGATAGTACCGATCAAGAACCCGAGCCCACCTAAGCCGCCCGTCCTCAGCCTCGTCTCGGCCTGTGCGGCCGTGAACCCCTGGACTGATGACACGGACGGCCGGTGGACCGGGGGCTTCGCCTACGCGCCGGAGAACCGGTATGCGGGCGAGATCCGCGACCCATGCGATTACGTCACAGATGACGTGCCGGCGCTCCCTGCGCCGGTGCTCATCGTGGCCGACCTCGTAGATACAGGAACGGGCGGGACGCTGGCAGCGAACACCGCATATGCCTACGTCGCCACGTTCGTCAACGCGAACGGCCAGACGACAGGTAGCACGGAGCGAGCGATCACGACAGGCGGCGGGGCTGGCACCCACACCGTCACGATCACAGCGCCGCTGCCCGACGGTTCGAGCGAAGAGGGAATCACCGTAGACGTCTACGGACGTGTCCACGGCTCCCTCGGTCTGATAGCTCAAGGCATCGTCCCGACGGGCTCCGAGTCAGCCGGGTACACCTGGACCTGGATCGACACCGGCGCTGCGGCTCCGGCCGCGGCGGTTCCCTCGAGCAACACCACAGCGGGACCGGGGAACTACGTCAACGCGGCGGTAGTCACTTACTACCCGTGGCTCGTGGTCGTCGAGGACGCGTGCAGCTCATGGGGATTCGAGGAGCGCGACTTCAAAGGCCGCGCCACTCGGCTCCTGGAGAGCGCGACGCCTGAAGCGATCGGGTCGGAGTTCAGCACGGGACTCAAGGCGCAAGCCGCGAGCTACCCGAACAACTACCTCCAGAACAGCGGGAGCGTTGTGGACCTGACGCCTGGCGGCGGGCCCCCGTCCATCGCTCGCGGTACGCAGATCCTGGAGGACTACATCGCCAACACCGGATTCGGTGGCCAGTGCGCGCTTCACGTCCAGCCACAGACCGCCCCGAACCTTCTGGGTGCGAGGCGCGTCGGTGACCTGCTCCTGACCGTGCTGGACAACGTGGTCATCCCAGACCCCGGCTACAACGGCAACGGGCCCGGCAACGCGGTCCCCGCGGCCGGCACGGCCTGGATCTACGCGACCGACATGCCGACAGTCCGCATCGACCCGGAGATCAAGGTCTTCCCTGACACCTTCGCCGAGGCGCTGGACCGTGGGCAGAACGGCGAGCCGAACCTCATCCGGTTTAGGGCCGAGCGTTACGTATCAGCCAGTTTTGATGCCACCGTGCACGCCGGGATTCGCGGGTCACGTTGGCCGTCTGATGTTCCCGTACACAAGAACCACAAGTTAAGGAGAGGTTTCCTATGAGCCTGCCCGATTTTGCGGCCCAGGTATTCGCAGATGCGACCCGCATCAGCACTTTGGACCCGAACGGCTACCCGGCCATCGGCTCCGCGACCTACACGACCGACACGTTGGTGAAGGCAACAATCGCCCCCGCCCTTGAGTCCGGCGACGACCTCGTGACGAAGAACGCGGCCGGGAACATCGCGTATCACTTCAAGCACGGTGACATGCCCAAGTACTTCACCGTCAACCTGGAGATGGCGACGCCCGACCCGACGCTGGAGACCCTGCTCATCGGTGGCACGCTGCTGAACGACAGCTCCGCCGCGCTCACGACTCCCGCCGCCGCCCCGACAGCGACGCCTTCAGCGACAGGCGGCTCGCTCGCGTCGGGGACCTATGCCTACGTCATCACCGGCGTCAACCAGTACGGCGAGACCGTTCCGTCGGCGGCGACCACAGGTGCAGTCGTGACCTCGCCCTCGGGCGTCGGCTCCGTGGCTCTCAGCGTCATCTCTCCTGGAGTCGGTGCGGTCTGGACCCGCATCTACGGGCGCGTGACCGGATCCATGCAGCTGCTCGCGACGATCCCAGCCGCGACAACGACCTGGACCGACACCGGCGCGATTACCCCGTTCGGCGCTCTCCCGACCGTCAACACGTCCGCTGGTCCTGGTGTGGGTGTCGGACAGGCCCCGCCGAACCTCGGCATCGTGGGCAACCCCTACGGCGTCTCCCTGGAGTTCTGGGGCAAGGCAGTCCTCAAAGGCCAGCAGTCCGTCTTCCTGCCGTATTACCGGTGGGTTTTCCCTGGCTGCAAGAACTTCCACATCGACTCTCGCGAGTTCGCGAATGTCGGGTTGCCGAACATCTACATCGGTGAGGCGTTCGAGAACGCCAACTGGGGCTCCGGTCCCTTCGCCGACTGGCAGTTCGCCTCGACTCAGGTCTGGCAGCGGGCGCGCGCAGGCGCGGCAACGATCCCGGCCATCGGCTTCTCGTCCGTTCCCGCGACGGCTTAAGCGAAAGGAAAGCGATGCACATTCTCGGACAACCCCCGACCAAGCTGGCGACCGCCAGTCTCGATATCGCCACGCTCAACCGGGCAGGGCTGAGGCAGCTCATCCGCGACCCGAAGATCCGGGGCATGGCCGAGCTGGCCGAGTTCCTCGATGCCGAGATGGCGCTCACGTACATGACCGCGGCTGTCGCGGCTGCGATGTGCGCGTGCATCACCACGACCGGGCTTTTCATGTCGATTCACTCCGCGACTCCTGGCATCACCGGAGCGTCCGAGCTGGTCCCGACTACGAACTACACCCCGGTCTCTGGTGGTCGGCCTCCGATCGCATGGACCGCGGCAGCCAGCGGCGCGTTCACCAACAGCGCCACCGGTTCGCCGCAGACGTTCGCGATGGTCACCACCACCGCAGGCGGGATCCCGTACTTCGGCATCTGGACGGCCAACAGCTCCGGAACGTGGATCATCGGCGGGACGACTACCGGCTTGTCCGGCAGCATCCCCTCAGGCGCCAACGTGACCTTCACCACTCCTGCGGTTGCCTTCGTCGTGGGTGGTTAAGTAACGTTCGCTCCCGTGGGTAAGGTTGGGGCGACAAAGGAGCCCGACATGAGTGAGAACACGGTAGGCGTCGCCGGCACAGCCGCGGCAGAGATCGAGATCCCCGTCCTCCCCGGAGAGCACATGGTCGTCCTCATCGGCACGGCGCACGGTGAGTGGTCGATGCCCGAGCCCCAGATCGAGCAGGTTACAGAGCCGCCAGCCGAGAACCGGGCTCACCCGTTGTGGCCTCTACCCCCGTTCATAGCCGAAGAGCTCGGGATCACCGAGGATGACGTTGCCGAGGCCGTGCAACAGGGCCAGGCGGATTTCTTGGCGGAGTTGCCCGAAGTCCAGTCCTGACCGAAGGGCGGTGAGCCGTGGCACCATGGGGCGATAAGTACCACGGCGGCTTGCCTGTCTGGACGGTGAGGTAATGGCCTACGCCTATACGGCGAACGAAGGCGGCAACTCTGTCACCAAGATCAACCTTTCGACGTTCCTCACAGTCGGGTCTGCGCTGACCGTCGGGTCAAACCCGTTCAGCATCGCCATCGACCCCACCGGCACGTACGCCTATGTGGCGAACTACAGCGGCGGCACTGTCACCAAGATCAACCTTTCGACGTTCCTCACAGTCGGCTCTGCGCTGGCCGTCGGGTCAGGCCCGTCAGCATCGCCATCGACCCCACCGGCACGTACGCCTATGTGGCGAACTACGGCGGCAGCACTGTCACCAAGATCAACCTGAGTACGTTCCTCACAGTCGGGTCTGCGCTGACCGTCGGGTCAGGCCCGTTCAGCATCGCCATCGACCCCACCGGCACGTACGCCTATGTGGCGAACGAAGGCGGCACTGTCACCAAGATCAACCTTTCGACGTTCCTCACAGTCGGCTCTGCGCTGGCCGTCGGGTCAAACCCGTACAGCATCGCCATCGACCCCACCGGCACGTACGCCTATGTGGCGAACTACAGCGGCGGCACTGTCACCAAGATCAACCTTTCGACGTTCCTCACAGTCGGCTCTGCGTTGGCCGTCGGGTCAAACCCGTACAGCATCGCCATCGACCCCACCGGCACGTACGCCTATGTGGCGAACTACGGCGGCAACTCTGTCACCAAGATCAACCTTTCGACGTTCCTCACAGTCGGGTCTGCGCTGACCGTCGGGTCAAACCCGTACAGCATCGCCATCGACCCCACCGGCACGTACGCCTATACGGCGAACTACGGCGGCGGCACTGTCACCAAGATCAACCTTTCGACGTTCCTCACAGTCGGCTCTGCGCTGACCGTCGGGTCAAACCCGTACAGCATCGCCATAGCGCCTTCTACCGGCTACACCGTCACCTTCAACGCGAACGGCGGCACCGGGTCACTGACAGCCGAAGGGCCGTACAGCAGCCCGACGGCGCTGTCCCTGTTCAGCACAGGGACGATGGCTTACACCGGCTATGCCTTCACCGGTTGGAACACCCTCGCTAATGGTACGGGCACCGCCTACGCCGACGGCGCCAGTTACCCCTTCACAGCGAACACCACGCTCTATGCCCAGTGGGTGTCCACCGTAGGCACCGGCACCGGGAGCGTCACGGTCACCGAAACAGCCGGAGGCGCGATAGGTATCTCAGCTTCAGCATCCGAGACTGTCACCGTCACCGAGTCGGCGACTGGAGCGATCGGCGTCGGTGCGTCGGCCTCTGCCTCGGTAAGCGTTTCGGGCACGGCCGCGGGCGTTGTCACGACCACCGTCGCTGGCACGGGTTCCGAAACGGTCACCGTCGTCGGGGTCGCTACCGCAGCGATAGGAATCCCCGCCACAGCCGCTGAAACAGTCTCAGTCACCGAAACGGCCGCCGGAGTCGTTGGTATACCGGCTACCGCTTCCGGGACCGTAGGCGTGACCTCAGGGGCCACCGCGGGTGTTCAGATCGCAGGCACCGCATCCGAGAGCGTCGGGGTCACATCGACGGCCGCAGGGGCTATCGGTATCCCCGGCTCGGCTTCTGAAAGCGTGTCGGTCACAGGTAGCGCGGCGGGTCGCCTCGCAGCCGCAGCCACCGGATCGGTCAACGTCAGCGGGACAGCGGCCGGGGTTGTCGCGATCCCCGCCTCTGCCACCGGGTCGGTCTCCGTCACCTCCGCCGCCGCCGGGGCACTCGCAGCAAGCGCATCTGAATCGGTCAGCGCGTCGGGCACGGCCACTGGTGCAGTCGGCATTGCCGCTACCGCCGCAGAGTCCGTATCCGTCACGAGCACCGCCGCTGGTGTTGTCGGTGAGCCTTCCACCGCTACCGGGACGGTCGGAGTAACGGGAACCGCGGCTGGCGTCGTCTCGATTCCCGCAAGCGCAGGTCGGACCGTCTCTGTCGCGGGAACGGCTACCGCCGCGATCGGCCTGACTGCTACGGCGTCCGGCTCAGTCAGCGCGAGCGGAACGGGTGCGGGTGCGGTAGCCGTAGCCGGAGCTGGCACCGCGAGCGTCTCGGTCCTCGGAACCGCCGCAGGTGTGGCTCTGGCCGCTTCTGCGGGAGCAGGCACCGGGACTGTCTCAGTCATCGGCACCGCGGCTGGCGTTGTCACGATCCCCGCATCGGGCGCTGAGACTGTCGGCGTCACGTCCACCGCAGCTGGGGCGGTAGGAATAGCGGCCTCGGCCTCTGGCACGGTGTCGGTCACCTCGAGCGCCGCTGGCCGCCTTGCCGGAGCAGCGACGGGAGCGGTCAGTATTTCCGGGTCCGCCGCTGGCGTCGTGAGTATCCCCGCCACAGCCTCCGGGTCCGTAAGCGTCACGAGCACCGCCGCAGGCAAACTCGCTGCCGCAGCCTCGGCAAACGGTCAGCGTCACCGGATCGGCCACCGCCGCTGTTGGGATACCGGCCAGCGCATCGGAGACGGTCGGCGTCACAGGAACGGGCGCTGGCGTTGTCGGACTGGGCGCGACCGCAACCGCAGGGGTCACCGTCCTTGGGACCGCCGCTGGCGTTTCCTTGGCGGGCGACGCGGGCGCAGGCACCGGAACGGTCACGGTCAGCGGGTCGGCCTCCGGTGCTGTCGCCTTGTCCGCTACGGGCGTCGGCTCGGTATCGGTCACGGGCACCGCAGCGGCTCACGTCGGTCTAGCTGGCAGCGCGACAGGTTCGGTATCGGTCACGGGTTCGGCCACGGCGGCTGTAGCGGTTCCTAGCTCGGCCACGGGAGCGGTCAGCGTCACTGGTAGCGCTGGCGGGATCATCGGGCACCCCGGCTCGGCATCAGGTGCGGTATCAGTCTCAGGAACGGCCGCAGGCGCTCTCGGTGCAGCGGCAACGGCCAACGTCTCTGTTAGTGGGACCGCGGCGGGCGTCGTCACGATCTCAGTCACAGCCTCCGAAACGGTGTCGGTCACCGGAGTCGCGGCTGGCGTGTTCACCATGTCGGCCACCGCTACGGCGTCTGTCTCCGTCGTCGGGACCGCGGGCGGCGTTGTCGAGGCGCAATGGGGCGGGCCCGGCTTCACCCTCTCGCCTGCCCCTCATGGCTGGCGCACGACGCCTACGCACCAGGGATGGCAGACGAGGCGAGTACCATCGGGCTGGACAAGCGCAAGGAGTGGTCGATGATCGTTCCCAATCAGAGCACCCAGTTTTATGGGACGGCGGTGACTCCGAACGCTGAGACTCCCTACGACCCGACAGCCGATTCCGTGAAGTTCTGCTTCCTCGAGGACCCAGCGGCGACGCCGGAGGTAGGCCAAGTCTGGACGCCGGGAGTCTGGCAACCGGGCGGGGGACCGCGGACCTTCATTGCTCAGTGCCTGATCGGACCAGCCAACGGTGGTCTCGTCCTCGCTCCGGGCAACTATCAGCCGTGGTGCAAGGTCTCCGACGACCCAGAGGTGCCGATCATCGCGTGCCCCGAGCAGCTGTCGGTGCTCCCGTGACCGTCAAGTCGCATACCCTGAAGCCATGAGTGCAGCGGCCTTCACCCTCGCGAACTCGGCGCCTTCGATACCCCTGACGGTGGTGGCGGGCGTCAACGACTCATTCGTCTTCACCGGCGATGGCGGGCTGGCCTCCACTCCCGAGACGTTCACGATCCCCGCCGGGGTCTACACCACGCTCGCAGAGTGCGTGATCGCGATGGCCGGCGCGTTCGGCTCGATCTCCGGCATGCCGTTCGCCGCGATCGTCACCCCTTCTGCGCTCGGGACCACGATCCTGCTCTCGATGGGTTCCCTCGGAGCGGAGCAGAACGGGAACCGGATCACCGCCGCGCCGCATGACGTCTCCGCCAATCTCGGGTTCACGAGTCCATCCGTTTTCGCTGGCGGGAATGACGCCGGGGTCTTCTCAGCCCCCCGTAACGGCCCGTGCTCGCCGTGGATCACCGCGTCGGATGTGCTCGCTCAGCCAGGATGCGGAGGCGCGGCAGCCGAGGTAGCGGCAGAGTGCGCGGCGGCAACCTCGGAGCTTCTCTACGCGCTGAGCGGCCAACAGTTCACCGGCCCGTGCGGACCCGTCACCGTTCGCCCGATGGCGCGCCCGACTGACCAGGACACGCGGAGAGCAGGGACATTGAGCCCGCTCGGCTACATGAGCTCGTGGGGCTCGACGTTCGCCTATGGCACGGTCCTCGGCGCCGTGAGCGCGATGTACGGCTACGTTCAGCCGCCGATGGTCGAGTTGGTCCCCTACCCCGTGACAGAGATCATCGAGGTCTGGATCGACGGCGTTGTAATCCCGCCGGCGGAGTACCAGCTGCAGGACTTCCGCACGCTCGTGAGGATGAGGCCGATACCGAGCTTCACCCCGACCGAGAGGTTCGGATTTCCGACATCGCAGATATTCGACTTGCCGCTTACCGAGGTCGGCACGTTCGGCGTGACCTTCATGTTCGGCCAGGCCGTCCCCTCAGGAGGCATCCGCGCCGCCAAGACCTATGCACGGGAGATGTGCCTCGCAGCGATGGGACAGCCGAACCGGCTCCCCTCGCGCATCACCTCCATCTCGCGCCAAGGCGTCAACGCGGTCGTGCTCGACGTGATGGACTTCATCTCGCAGGGACGGACGGGCGTGCCCGAGGTCGACATGTGGATCAAGTCGGTCAACCCCTACTTCCTGACGCGTCCCGCGTCCGTGTGGTCCCCCGACATCGGCCGACCGCAGCGAGTGTCAAGATAGGAGACGAGATGCCTACCAGTTACGACCCATTCAGAGCAGAGGAGACGACCGTGGCAACATTCGACGCAGCGCGCTGGACCCGAGCGGGAGCGACGCCGGAGCAGTTGGCGGACCTTGAGGCAGAGTTCGACGCAGCAACCCCCGACGGGCAAGAAGGACTGACGCTCCGGCTCGCATCGTCCTCAGATGGTGACCTGCGCGCCAGCCTGTCCCCCCAGGTGCCCGCAGACCCCTACGTAACGCCGCCAGAGGCGACAGAACCGGTTCCGAGTACACCAGACGCCGGAATCCTCTCAGAGGCTCACAGCGAAGCAGAGAAGTCGCTGAGGAAGCCGAGGCAGAGGCCAAGCGGTTGCTCGACGAGGCCGAGGCCGAACTCAAGCGGGTAGAGGGGCTCGACCCCTTCTAGGATGCCGGTCTCACTCGGTGATCTGCCAGGCGCCGCGCAAGCGCTGCTTGAGCAGATAGAGGACGCGCTCGTCACACTTCAGGGCGGCGCGTTCCTCCCGACTGACCAGTTGGGCCACGTCGTCGCCTACCTGGCTCCGGGGAGCACCGTCGCCTATGACAGCGCGGGGTTGGTCGTCAACCTCGTAACGGTTCGACCTGGCGCGCCGGGCCAGCCGATCTCGACCTTCGTCCACTACCAGGCGATGACGCAGACGGCACAGTTCGCGATCACGCTTCTACGGGAGTGCAGCACGCTCAACGACGACGGGATCCCGACGCCGGCAACGATCAACGACGACGCGGTGACGAGTCTCACCGACGCTCAAGCCCTCTGGCAGGCGATGGTGGATGTCATGGCGGGCTACAAGTGGACCGAGCCCGGAGTCCCGATCGCGATCGTCGGGTGCGACTCGCTCGGGCCTGAGGGCGGGCTGATAGCTGCGCGCCTCACCGTCGAGGTTTCGCTGAGCTAGTAGGGTAGCGATATGTCCGACATCGACCCTCAGATCGTCCAGCCGAGCCCGGTTCCCCTGACCTACGCAGTCGAGACGATCTCGGCTCCGCAGGGCAACGTCATCCGGCTCCGGATCTACACCCCGACGGGAGCGTTCTTCGTCTTTCTCTCCCCGAAGGATGCGATCGCGATGGGCAAGCAGATCTCGCACCAGGGCTCGCAGGCAGCGATCGGGCTCATGCTGCCACCGAGTGTGAACGGCCACGGGTGACGATCACCTTCATTCCGAACGAGGATCCTGGCGTGGCTTCATCGCTGACCTGTTCCACTCTCCTGACGGGATGGTGATGCGGTTCCTGATGGAACGATCCTCACGCGTGCAGGACGCGGCTAAGGCACAGATCGGCGGCCACGGCCGCTGGCCCGACAACTCGACGGGGGCGTTGGCGAGGGGCGTCGTCAAGCGGATGAACGCGTCCGAATCGTCTGTTCTAATCGGAGTCGACACGGTTCGCTACGCCTTGTGGCATCACCAGGGCAACGGCCCCGAAGGCGGGATGATCTTCCCGGCCAAGGCCAAGGTGCTCCGGTTCACGAGCGGTGGCCAGGTCTTCTACCGCAAGAGCGTGCGAACGTCCAAGCCAAACCGATACTTAGGATAATCTGCCGCTCCAAGCCTAATCGACCTTCGGCCTGCACGCTTTAGAAAGAGAAAAGGGTAAAAGAGAAAGAAGCTAGTTCGGCGCTCGTGCGCCTGTGACGACTCCGGGACGTAGCGGCGTACTCATTCGCCTTCACTGGTGCGCGTAGGCCCCGGAGTTCAGGTACATCTGGACGTGGCTGACAACTCTACACGTCTCGGCCGGTCCTTCGGGGCCGGCCGCTTCGCGTCAAGACTGGTATCGTGACTCCCGATAGGGGCATCCGGGACCTTTTGAACAAGGGGATGTCCGCTCGTTCGAGAAATCGGCGAGGAAGATGGAAGCACCAGTTTTCGGTCGGCGTGCCGAGGGGTCTGCCGAGACCGAGAGTGAACCAGTCCCATTCCAGATAGCGGGCTACTGCCTGCGCGGGAAATGCGAAGAGCACCCCGAAGGCGGCGGCGAGCATCTGTTCGCGTTCAAGGCTCGCGGGAGCGTGCCGATGGGCTCGATGCTCGATCTGTCCGGCTCGCTCTCCGGTGAGGGCGGGATTCAGGTCGTGTACCTGATGAAGTACCTCTACAACGCCGTTCTGTCGGAGGACCGCAACCGGCTCTCAGAGACGCTCGACCGCTCGGACGTCGAGTTCGAGGGCGAGATGCTGATGGAGATCGTGGACTACCTGAACGCGACGTGGACCGGCCGCCCTTTACGGTCGCGGTCCGCTCGGCGAGCTGGGCAGCGAGCGTCGGCCCGTGGGCACGGGGGCAGGTTTATCTCCGCACAGGCCACCGGCTAGCCGACCTGCCGCTCTCTGACGGGCTCGACGTGATCTACGCGCTGGTCGTTGAGGACGCCAACGGGCTTGTCGACCGCGGAGAGATCCGCACGAAGCTCGACCTCGCGCTGAACCGTCCGCTGGACCCGGAGGACGCCGCAGAGTACGACCGGGCGAACTGGGGCCTCGACGCTGAGGCGATCGCGGCAGAGGCGAACATGGCCAACGTGCCAGGCGGGACCACCTACGGGGAGGTGGAGTCTTGAGCGTCGTCGGCGAAGTTTGGGTGGCTGTACGGGCCAAGTCCGACAGCTTCCAGAAGGACCTCAACGACTCCACTGCCGCGCCGCTCTCCAAGTTTGAGAAGGACGCGGGTGAGTCGGGGACTCTGGCCGGAGCGAATCTGAGCAAGGGCGTCAAGACCGGCACGAAAGACCTCGAGCAGGACATGGGGAATCTCGGGACGCGCAGCGGCACAGCGCTCGCCAGCGGCACCGAATCGCACATGGGAGGCATCAAGTCGGCGCTGTCATCCTTGGGCGTCCCGACCTCGCTGCTCGGCGGGTGGGGCGCGCTAGGGGTCGCCGTTCTGGGCGTCGGGCTGGGAGCGCTCAAGCTCGGCACCGAGATGCAAAGCGCCGATCGGGCTATCGCCGTCGCCTCCGGTACTTCGGTCGCCGCTGCCACGGCCATCGGTGATGCCTTCTTAGGTGAAGCGGGACACGTCGAGTTCAGCGGGCAGCAGATGGCCACGGCCTTTGCTGCAGTTGCCGGGCAACTAGCGACGACCGAGGGCCACGCGCTCACCACGGGGCAAGCCGTGACGGTGATGGCTGCGGCCACCGATCTCGCGACTGCCAAGCAAATAGACCTGGGAGATGCGACAGGCGTCCTGTCTGGGATCATGCAGGCGTTCCAGATCCCGGTGAAGGGTGCTGCCGCCGCTGCGAATGTCCTGTTCAACGCATCCAACGCCACCGGGCAGAGCGTCGACGCGATCGGCGCTTCGCTCGAAAAGCTGCGCTCGAAGCTCGGGGATGCGTCGCCTCCGCTCAGTGCTCTAACTGCGCTGATGGTGGACATGACCAAGCAAGGGATCACTGGTCGGACTTCCCTCACCGCCGTCCAGGCCGCCATGACCTCATTGATCGGAGCCGCGACTGGTGCGACCAAGGCAGGGGTCGCGTCGGCAGCGGCGCTCAAGTCATTCGGGCTAACGGCTGTCAACGCCAAGGGCCAGCTCACTCCGATGTCTGACATCATCGCCGGGCTTGGTCCCAAGTACGCCAAGATGACTCAAGCGCAGCAACTGGCGACCTCCACGACAATCTTCGGGACGAGTTCCGCTAAGGCGATGACCTCCGTGATCGACGCCGGATCGAAGGCTTACGGTGCAGCGACCGCCGCCGTGACTAAGCACAACGCCGTCGAGCACGCTGCCGCGATGCAGTCGGCCACCCTGTCAGGCGAGTTCAGGATCGTTAAGGCGGCCGTGATCGACTGGACGACAGAGCTCGGGGCCAAACTGATCCCGATGCTCGGGCAGGTCGCCTCGGTCCTCATCGGCGCAGTACAGGACGGCTTCCACGCAGTCAAGCAAGCGGTGGAGGCTGTAACCGTAGGCGTTAAGGCCGCCTGGGGCTTCCTCGATGCGCATCAAGACACCTTGCACGTCCTGGAGGCCGCCCTCGGCTTGGTCGCTGCGGCCTTTGTCGCCGAGGGCATCGCTGCGGCGGCCGCGTGGGCTGCAACACTCAGCCCCATCACTCTTATCGTTGCCGCGTTCGTAGCAGTCGCCGTCGCTGCTGGCGAGTTGGAGAAGCACTGGAGTCTCATTTGGGGGACGATTGAGCGGGACGCCGAAGAGGCCATCAACAAAGTAATCGGCTTTCTCAACAATCTGATAAGAGGCTATGACGATGTTGTTGGCGTTATCCCGTTTTTCGGCAGTCATATGCAGGTCGCTCAAATAGCGCTTCTCAACGTAGCTAACGCGGCGAATACGGCCACAGCCGCCGTGCTCACACTCCAGCAGGCACTTGCCACGCCCGAGACGTCGGTCCCTGGCGGCATCGGGCCTAAGACGGCAGGCGAACTCGGCACGACTAAGGCTGCCATCCTGGCTAGCCTCAACGGAAGTGGCGGGGGCGGCATTTCAGGTGGCGGCATTAGTGGCGGCGGTGGTGGAGGCGGCGGTGGTGGAGGCGGCGGCGGCTCTAGTCCGGGAGTGAAGGCCGCCAACACTGCTGCAGACATAGCTAAGAAGGCCGCAGCGGCAGCCGCACTTATCACCAAGGACGCGGCCGAGGAGGCAGCGAAGTCCACCAAGGCAGCGGCGGAGTTGACGGTCAAGGACGCGAAAGAGGAAGCTGCCTTCAACAAGCAAGCAGCGACGTGGGCAGCCGAAGCGACAAAGGCTGCGGCGAAAGCGGCGGCACAGACGACCAAGGATGCTGCTGCTGAAGGGGCCAAGACCGCGACGGCCGCGGCGAGGCTCACTGCAGCCGATAACAAAGAGATCGCCGACTTCAGCAAGACGGCAGCGAAGTGGGCGGCCGAAGCGGCGAAGACCGCTGCCAAAGCCGCTGCCCAAACGGCCACGGACGCTGCTAAGGAAGCTGCCAAGAGCACGGCGGCAGCATCGGCGCAGACGGTAGCCGACAACAAAGAGATCGCCGCCTTCAACAAGCAGGCTGCCATATGGGCCGCAGAGGCGACAAAGGCCGCAGCGAAGGCAGCCGCACAGACGACCGCTGACGCAGCGGCCGAGGCCGCGAAATCCACCAAGGACGCAAGTGCTCAGACGGTCTCGGATAACAAAGAGATCGCGGCTTTCAACAAACAGGCCGCTCAGTGGGCTGCAGAGGCGACCAAAGCAGCGGCAGTAGCGGCCGCCAAGTCCATCAAGGACGCCGCCAACGCTCTCGGCCTCAAGGTAATGGCAGCAGCTCAGGCTTTGCTCAACGCCTCGACGAGCAAACTCACCGGGGCTCAGGGTCAGTCCGGGATCATCGCCGACCAGCAGACAATCGCCAACGACATCGCGAGCATGGCCGGGCTAACGGGAGACGCGCTCACCGTCGCCCAGGACCAGCAGGCGATCGATCAGCAGAAGCTCGCGTGGGACCAACAGGATCTGGTGCTCCAACAGGCCGTCGCCTCTGCTCAGGGTCGGGTGGCTCAGGCCGCGGCGCAGGCTGCTCTCAACAACTACGACGCGATCCAGACCATCCAAGCGGCGACCCTGGCCCCCCACTGCGGCCGGCGACGTGCTTGTTCTGGAGGTCGGCAATCCCAGTACCACTCAGGTGACGGCGGTCAGCGGCGGAGGGGTTGCAACGTGGGTCAAGGTCGTCGACTCCAACTCAGCGACTCCCGCCGACGTGTCGCTTTGGTTCGGGACGATCACCTCCGTCGGGGCAGCGACCATCACGATCACCAGCGCGGCCGCGGGCGTCATCACGTTCCACTGTCAGCAGTTCACCGCCGGAGGCCCGGTTGCCTGGTCGATGGACACCGTTACCTTGACGGCCTCCGGCACGTCTACGTCCGGAAACTATCCTTCGGTGTCCCCTTCCTCAGCGGGTGAGCTGTTCATCGGGGCAGCGTTCGTCGCGAACGCGGCCGGGGGTTGGGGCGGCTCTACGACCGGGTTCACCTATGCCTCCTACGCCGCCCTGCAGTTCGTCTATGGCGACAATGCCCCGGCGCCCTCGGCGCCCGCCTTCACCAGCACTTACGGGTATAGCGGCTGGGTCATGGCCTCGGCGTTCCTAAGTGCGGCCGGTCCGTCGTTGACGAACCCGGTAGGGGCATTGGCGAGTGCCAACGGAACCGCTCTCAAGACCCTTTCGGTCTCCCCGACCGCGATCGGCGATGTGCTGGTGCTTGCTGTCGGTTGCTACTCGTCCGCCGTACAGGTATCCGCGGTCAGCGGCGGAGGGGTGACGACATGGACTCGCCTCATCTACGCGGCGCCTGGATCATCCGAGGGGGACTCGGAGTTGTGGTGGGGCGTCATTACCGCTGTCGGAACAGCGACCATCACGATCACTACGGCAGCGGCGGCACCATCTTTCTCGCTTGTCAGCAGTTCACCGCCGGAGGCCCGGCTGTTTGGTCTTCTGATGGCGCTGGGGCGGCGTCAGTGTCTACAGCAGAGGTGATCTCGGGGACGCTGCCGCCCGTGACGCCCGCGACCATTGGCCCCGAGCTGTACCTCGGCGCGCTCCTTGGCTTGGCCACAGACTCGTGGCCGATGTCGGCCTACGCACTCCGGCTCAAGATCGTCGGACGGGGCGTATGCCTACTGGAATGCCGTCACCCAGGCACTACAGCCCGCCGAAGTGTGGAATGCCGTCACGCCAGCCGTTGCCAATGGCGGCACGATCAGCGTGGTCCTGCCCGCCTACACCCTGCTCAACGGGCTGAGCTATGACTTCTCATTTGCCACCCAGGAGTCCGGGGCAGATCTCGACGGACCATTTGCTTCCGACGTAGCCTTCACAGCGCAGGCCGCGCCAGTCGTCACGGTCACAGCTCCGGCAGCGATCGCGGTAGGGACTGCGACCCCGACCGTGAGTTGGTCAAATGTCCTGGCACCGGGGACGAGTCAGACTGGCTACGAGATCGTTGTGGAGTCCGGGAGCTATGCCACGGGCCCCGGAGCCGGGATCCGGCACGCAGGTCTACACTCCGGCGTCGTGTCCTCTTCCGCACCTAAGCGCTGCCACGGGGACGCTGTCCTCAGCCTGGGCTCTATTGCGCCTTTGTGTCGGTGATCGAGACTGGGCGGCCAGGCCTCCGCGTACGGTAGCCAGGTTTGTCTGCGAAGCGACCGCGCCGCCGACGCCGACGTGGATCAGCGCAACGGCAGGCAACGATCCGATAACGGGAGCACCGACGGGCGTAACGCTCGTCCTCTCCGTCAGCGACACGGGGTTCACCGGCCAGTGCTCTCTAGCGGTCCTACGCTCTGACGGGGCCTACGTCCGCGGGTACGGCTGGCCCTCTGGGGTCTACACCCCGATTCCCGCTGGAGGCGGCTCATTCACCGTCTACGACTACGAAACCGTCCCCGGCACCTCATACACCTACACGGCTCAGCTGCTCGCCTGGCCGCCCCTGGTGAGCCTTTGGAGCGCGTCCTCGGGATCAGTGAAGACGACACTAACAACGCCTGGTTCATCCTCGACCCGACGAACCCGGCGACGGCCGCTCAGTTCTTCCCGGGCACCCTGACGTTTGTTGACCACGAGGCCGCTACAACCTTCGAGCCGTTGGGCACGCGGGGGACGCTCATCAAGTCCGGGGCCGGGATGAAAGGACGGCAGGGGTCGATAGCGGCGGGAGTAGTGACGCAGGCCGCCTACCAACAGTTGCGCGCCGTGTTGACTCAATACCGGGACGCTGCTCCTGCAGGGCCCGCTTGAGCAGCAGTACGTGACCGTGTTCGGTGACCGCTCCGGTGTCCTCACCCCGACTACCGCTGCCGCGCCTTCGGGCAACTACTGGGACGTCATCACCTTCGTAACCGTCGAGCAGACTAGGCCCTGAATGCCGGACTACCACCCGCCGCCGAACGTCTGGGCGGATGCGATCCTCGCTGACGGCCTACAGATCGTCACGGTCGGGGAGGTGTACGCAGGCATCAACGGCCCGCTCTTGGCGACGATCAACAACATCACGAACGGCACGGTGAAGATCGACCAGACGAACGCCAACCGGCGGACCTGCTCGGACATCCTCATGGCGATCGATGCGAGCACCACCTACCTCGTCCCCGGTGTGAATAGCGGGGATCTTTTCCCTGACGGCGGTGAGCTGTTCCTCCAGAAAGGCCTTGTCTACCCCGACGGGACGACCCAGCTGCAGCCGCTCGGGAGGTTCCTGATCGAGACCCCGAAGGTGACGCGCGCCGTCAACGGTGCCGGGTCGCTCGTCATCGACCTCTCGGGGACCGACCGCAGCGGGACTGTGGCGCGCTCGCTTTTCACCCAGCCCTACGCCACCGACGGCGTTTCGACCGTGGACGTGGCGATCATGGCCATCCTGAACATGCAGGTGCCTCAGCTGACCGCGTTCGCCTTCGCTGCTTCGCCCCTAGTGCCTCCGGTCGCCTCGTACGCAGTTGGGGATAACGCGTGGACGGCCTGCCAGGCGCTCGCTGCCCTCGACTCGAAAGAGCTGTTCTTCGACCCGTCCGTCAACGCTGTCTGCATCCTGCGCGACATCCCCGACGCGACGGTCGCTCCGATCGCCGCTGTCTACAACGCGGACCTGAGTTCGATCATCACCCAGAACACCCGAGGGCTGTCCAATATCGACGTGCCCAACGTGATCCTGGCGCAGTCCCAGGGCAGCGGCGTCGCGATTCCGTTGCAAGCGATGTGGTTCGACAACAACCCTCTGAGCCCGACCTACTACGGACCCGCCGGACCTCCGGTTCCACCAGCTGGCTCGTACCCGACAACGGTCTCGGTAATCACCGTCTCCGGCATCACTGATCTCCCCACGCTGCAAGCGATGGCGAACACCGCCGGCGCAGCTCAGCAAGGGCGCTTCGAGACGTGCGACACCTACATCCGCGACGACCCGGCCAGAGATGCGTCCGACGTGGTGACCATCGGCGACCCCGTGTTGAACATGGAGGCGAACTTCGTCCTCGACTCGCTCGTGGTCCAGATGGGCTACTCGACGGCGATGGAGATCGTAGGGCGGAGAGTGTACTGAGATGACGACACAGGTCCAGAAGTTCGCCGATCAGGTCGTCGCCGCCGCCAAGCGCGCGGTCACCTCGATGCAGGTTCCCACGGTTGTCTGGGGCACCGTCACGGCCATCGGCAGCGGCACGGTGAGCTTCGCCCCGCAAGGCTCGACCGTCTCACTCGCTGGCATCGGCTACCTGGACGGCTACACCCCGACGGTCGGGGACACGGTGGTCGCGCACAAGGTCGGGACGGACCTTTTCATCCTCGGCAAGAGACACACGTAGGATGGAACCGTGACCACGTTCGCTCAGCTTCAGGCACGGGGACTGTCGTTTCTGAAGGCTCAGGTCGGCAAGGGCTACAGCGAGGACCCCGGACAGAACTTCGGCCCGTACAGTTTTGATTGCATGGGCCTCGCCTACTGCACCTACAAGGCGGCGGCGAACCTCGTAACCGGCCCCGGTATCGGCCTCATTGGCTCCCGAGCGCAGTTCGAGCTCTCGACGGTCAAGATGCAGCCTTCGGACCCCTGGCTCGTCCTCGACCAGTGCTTCTTTGATGGTTATGACCCCCCGTTCGGCCACACCGGCGTCTACGTCGGCCCCGTCGTCCCCGGTGGCGCGCCGATGATGATCGACGCCTACGACACAGCAGAGGGCGTGCGCTACAACGAGTTCGACCCGAACATGACCGACACGGGTTCGGGCCTCATCCTCCGAGGTCGCACGCGCCCGCTCCTGCTCGCACCACACCTCACACCACCGGAAGGGATAAAAATGGACCTGGTATTGGCAAATGGCGGAGCGATCGGCAAGATCCTGGCGAACGCCTATTGGCTCGTTGGCTGTGATGAGTCCGGGCCGTTCGCCTGGCACGTCACGGCGATCCAGGCGAACATCTGGGAAGCGGTCCACGGGCCACTCAAGACGATCACGACCTCCCAGCTGTCGTCTCTGGGCGTCAATGTCCTGAACGCTGGCTAGTCGTGACTCCGGCGTACGTAGCGCTCAGCGTCGCCTGCACGCTCCTGCTGGTCAGCGGCCCGACGATCTTCCGCCGACTCCGAGCAGCCCGCTTCGAGCGCCTGCTGATCCACGGCAGGGGGGCGATGCCGGGGCTCTCGGCTATCAAGCCTCTCGGCGAGCGGTTCACAGTGCTCGAGGAGAACCAAGTGGGTCTCGGCGTTCTCATCGAGTCGCACTCCGCTGATATCGCCGCCGCTGGTCACGCCGCGATAGACGCCTCCAAACACGCCGCCGCCGCCGCTGCCGCTACCGCCGCCGCTGCTGCCGCTACCGCCGCCGCTGCTGCCACCAAAACGGCGACCGAAGCCTTAGTGATCGCTGAGGACACACGGTCTACCGTGGTCAGGATCGAGAGCCTGTTGACGCCCAACGGTGGCGAGTCGATCGCCGACGACATCAAGCGCAACGTCTCTGCTCTGGAGCGTGTCGAATCCCGGCTCACCGAGTCGGCCAACTGAAAGGAACCACCATGATCGAATGGATTTTCCGCACCGCAACCGTCGTCGTCTTCGTGCTGATGCTGATAGCGGCCCTGGTCACCAGCGGCCAATGCCTCGGGGAGGGCGTCACCGTCTGGCTCGCCAGTGGGCTGCTCTCTCTCGCCTTCACCCTGTTCTTCTGCCCGTGGCTCGATCTGAAGCGCAACGCTGCGAAGACTGCGCCAGCAGTGGGCTCGCCTCCTGCAATCTGATATGCCGTCAAAGGCCGCGAGGGGTTACCTCAGCCAGCTCGTCTTCGGGACTTCCGACGGCCTGCTGGCTGCTCTCGCGATCACACTGGCTGTCGGGAGCAAGGGGCGCGGAGCCGTCCTGCTCGCCCTCTTCGCCGTCTTCATTGCCGGCGCGTGCGGGATGGCTGTCGGCCAGTTCTTGTCAGCCGAACATCCCGAGGTCGGGTGGAAGCAGGCCCTGGTCATGGGGGGCAGCACAGGAGGGGCGACGCTCGCCGTGGGCATCCCGTGGCTCTTTGCCTCCGGGGCTCCGGCTGAGTTCGGCTCCGGCATCATCGCCCTCCTACTCGGCGCTGGCATTGCTCAGGCACGCCCCGGAGGCTGGGATAGCTGGGCGCAGACCCTCGGGCTGCTCGCGGCCGTCGCTGCTGTCACGGGAGTCGTCGGGCACGCCGGTACAAGTCGTGGGGCACGCTTGAGCTGGCTCTGGTTCGTGATCTTCCACGACGTCATCCATTGGGCCGACGACCTACGGCACTTCATGGCCTTCACCTGGTCGATTTGGACCTGGGTTGGGAACATAAGTGCAGGCATCGTCGTCGCCGCCGTGATGACCCTGCTCTGGCCGCGAGTCCGTCACGCCTTCGAGGGCTGGCTCGATCGTAAGATCGTGGGGCACCTTGACACTCACCACCAGAAGTTCGCCGACTTGCTCGAACGACACATGACCGAGATCCATGCCCACATCGAATCGAAGAAGGAGACACCATGACCGAACGTAAGGCCGGCAAACGAGGGGCGCGCGAGTCGCACGAGCCTCGCCTGATGCTCTCGATGTTCCGCGATCCTGCGCCCACCGGCTACCAGGAGTGGGACGGCACGCACGGGATTGTTGAGAACGGTCTCGACGGCAACGACAAATATTCAGACTGCGGAGCTGCTGCCGTTGACCACGGGAATGCAGCCAAGGCAGATGACGTCTCGATCGTCGGCACGCTCGGTTACCCGGTGTTCGCCACCACGCTCGGGACGTACTTCGCGTACGGGACGGCGATGGGCGAGCCGGGGACTATGCCCGATGAGGGAGTTGACAATCGGCCTTGGCTCGGATTCCTGTTCAACATGGAATCATCGACGGCTACGGGGAAGTCCCGCTCGACGAGCTCGACACCTACGCTCAGGACTTCGACGGGCTCCTGATCGCGGTCCTCCTCGACGACGACGCCGAGGCCGACTTCGGTGCGGGCATCCCCTGGGACACGAACGCGGCCAACCAGCCCGACCCGAACCTCGGACACGATGTCTGGCTCATCATCACCCACGCGGACGGATCGATCGGCGTCTACACCTGGGGAGCCGTGCAAGCTGCCACCCTCGCTTCCGCACGCAGAACATCACCGACGCCTGGGCGATCCTCGACGAGGACGACGCGAAGCGGACGGGAGTCCACTGGGCGGCGCTCCAAGCAGAGCTCCAAGCGATCCACGGCACTGTATCGCCCGTAGAGCCTCCAGAACCCTCTCCGGTAGTTACACCACCACCAACGCCTCCCAGCCCGCCAGAGCCCGTTCCGTCGCCCTCTGCGGGCATCCTGCGACAGGTGATCGAGGACATCGAAAAGGCATTCGACGACATCTTGAACAAACTAGAGGAGCTGGCATGAAAATCACATGGGCAACCGTCATAGCGGTCGTCTCTGGCCTCGCAGGAGTCGCCGGCGCGATCGTGACACCGCTGTACGGCTCGGCACTGGCCGGCGAGGTGCAAGCGGTCCTCGAAGCCGTCTCCGGGATCCTCGTCATCATCGCCGGGACGCACGCCACATCGTTGGTCTACGTCAAGGCGAAGTTGTCGGCGCAGCGCGAGGACGACATGATCCGGCAGGTGCTCCGGCAAGCGAACAAGCTCACGTAGGGTGCCGGCGGATCGTTCCGAGGCTCAGTACCGGGCGCACGCCCGGACGGACGACGACCGCCGCGACATCATCGACTACGCCATGTCGCACGGAGTCCCCGCTGCGGCGGACTTCGCGGACGTGACCAGGGCCGCGGTGTGGGATTGGATCGCGCGCCTCGGCACCGGTCCGGCTCCGCGCGTCGTCACCGCCTCGGCTCACCCGCACGTCCACTGCCCGTGGTGCGCTAACGGCGCTCCGATGGACGCGGCAACCCTGGCTCAGAGCACGACCGGCAAGAGGCGCTCAAGGCTCACGTGTTGGCCGTCCACGCGCGCTAGGTTCTT